AGTGCTGGAAATACTATCACGCTCCCCTTCTTTATATTGACAGTGTGTTCTTCCCAAAATATAAAATCACCGCCTTCAAAGTCATCATTCAATACACCTACTACACTTGTGACAGGTATTCCTCTAAATTGTCCTTGAAAAAGAGAATGAATGTGATCATAGTGAGGACTAAGATAATCGCCAACAGCATACTTATTGTATTTTATACCTGAGCTAGCTTCCCAGAATGAACCACTACCACCAGGCCCAACATTATAATAATTATATTTTTCATGAAAGGCACGATGCAATTCATCATTTATATGAGGTTGTATTATGGCTGTTGACTCTGGGGAATCTACTGTTGACTTCATCTTTGAATCTTTATCAATGTCAACATGTTTCTGATCCTGATACCACATGAAGTCATCCCATTCACGAGAATCTAAAATAGAAACTATCTCATCACATTCCTGATGAGATAGCAAGTCATACTCAAATATATGATCTTTAAGATTCGGGTATCTTAGGGGCATCCTTTAGTACCTGTTTGCCAGTTTGTTTAGCAATATATGCTGCTAGTTCTGGAGTCTCCTCCCATTCCCATATCTGATTATGTTGGGGATTTTTTTTCTCAATCGTGTGTGTGCGTTTTACCATTTTCAATCTCCTCTGATAATAGTGCGATTTCATGTTCGAGTCCAATGATTCTCAGTTCTGCATCATTGGCAGATCTTTCAAGGGCTCTAACTTTGGTACTTAAATTTGCAATCTCTACTCCAAAAGCATTTATGTTTTGAAGTAGTAACTCATTACCATAAGCTTGAGGATTTCCCTGTTCCGCATAGGCAGTATCCTCTACCTTTTCACATTCGGCGAGATACTCCTCTTTAGTCATTCTGTTTTCTTTTGCCATTACTGATAATCCATGTAAACGTTGCCTGATATAGTGGTTCCCTCTACTCCACTATTTACCATGTGAAAGAGAAAGGATGGGAATATAATTATACTCCCTGGCCCTAGATTAGGTTTATAATCTAGTGGGAATTGTAAAACACCCTGCCCTATTTGATTTTGAATATCCTTTATAGAGGGATTCAAAAATGAAGTCCTTGAAACTCTATCAACATAGATCACAAAACTCCACTGACAGTTAGGATGTATATGAACATCTTGATAATGATGTTTATCATAGACATTCTTCCATATATGGCCAAATCTAGGGTTTGCACCCATACATTCGCCAGGATATAAATTCCTATCTATTACTTCAGATAAGTATTCCCACGTTTCTCTGGGAACATCCTTTGGATCTTGTTTACCAAATGTGGTAGGTATATTGGCATCCCATGTTCCTTCTAATTCTACATCAGGAAGTATTATCTTGTCAAGATCAACTTCATCTTCAAAAATAGGTATGCCAAAAATTAGTTTTTTCATCTTGGAGGTAACGGTGTTTCTCTCATAGTCTTATAAACAAGACTAGATCTGAGTCCTTTATATAATTTATTCGGGGGATTACCATGATGTTCTATGTTTCCTTTGAATAATATTACTCTGCCTGGAGCAGGGTCTATTCCTGACCATTCATCATCTAATTTATACATCAACTGACCTCCCCACTCTGGATGCCACTCTTTGTTCACATAGTAACAAAAACTTATACCATTGTCACATTCACAATCTCTATGTGGAGTTGTGTTATGAATCCATTGTTGCCCATTTATTAATATTTCACCTAGTTCTACTTGAAAAGGTAGAGTGCTCATAACGGCACTGTAAATCATCTTGAAACAAGAATCATTAGCATGAGGAGATTTTGGTGGAAATATTGATTGTTTCAAAGCTCCTACTTCTGGCCAATCTGGATCTGCACCAATATCGTGGCCATCCTCTGGGTATCCACTGGTATGTCCATAAAACCACCCATAACTATTCATAATAGTTTCGTGAACATAATGTATGAACCAGCCAGGAAATAAATTATCTACAACATAAATTTCATCCTTACTCAAATCATACTGTGACCAATCTAGTCTCTCTGTCCAGCAATCAATGTATATCATAATTAATAGAGCCAGTCTTGATACTCACCATCTATATCTAATTCAGCAAGTTTACTCTCTTCTAATTGTTGTCTTTGTTGTCTGATATCCTCATGTAATCTTTCTACAGCTGAAGGTAATCCTTGTTGGCCAGGCAACTCACCCTCTCCTTGTGCATCGACATCAACAATCTCAGGTGGCAATGGTTTAGGAGCATCTATACGTCTGTAAGTGAATCCTTCACCCTCATGTAATTCTAGAGTTCTAATTGCATATTTCTCATGGCTGCAATCACAATATTTCTGGCCTAGTCCATCATAACAAGACCAATATGGATAGTGTATCATAATTATATTTTAGTATAATATTGAATAAGTGTCAACCAAGTATATCTTCCCAATCAAAATCTTCGATAAGTTCTGCCTGTCCTAATTGTCTTGAGGCTTTATTACTATTAAATCCCAATCCTTGCATGAGTCCCCATGCGGTAGTCTCATCCTCATCTCTCACTTGCCTCAGTGAATCTGCACCATTTATATAGTGTCTTATGATGGGTGTATTTTTTTGAATTATGTTATTCATTTCATCCTCAGCGGTTTGAATGGCACTATCATAATCCCCACAATCACTTGGAATAGAACCAGATGGAGGAGTTCCTGTATATCCTACACCAGCACCCACTGTTGCACCCACACCCACGATAACTCTCTGTCCTAAAGTTGCGTGTGTAGTAGTTACATCCCCATCAGCGTTTCTTACTGATATGGTAGGCCATGAGGTTGTTCCAACATAATATTCCACTCTACCAGCACCCACAGCTGGTTCTGGATCATCCCTAACCTCATGCCAGTTAGCTATAATATTAGGATCTCCATTGTTAATTAGTTCTAATTTATGTCCTCTCCCTATATTCTTACCCTGAGCTATACCTATTTCAACTGGGTCTATTGGATTTTTACTAGAATCAAATACAATATCCTCAGCGTTCTGTCTAATTACTATAAATGAACTGTTAATGCCTGGAGCAGCTGGTTCTGCACTCAAATTAGCAAAGTAGTATGATGATACCATACCAACATAGAAGGTATGTCCAATAGTGGAAGCTATACTGGAGGTTACTGCGTTACTTAGATTTATAAAGTCCAAAACTACTTCAGCACCTGTAGTAATACCAGCGTTATTTACGAAACTAACTATACCAACAGCAGTTCCAAAACCAGTGATTGTAGTACCAGTGGCTACTATTCCAGCACCACTTTTGGATTGATCTCCATACACCCTATCTCCAATATTGAAATTAGTTATTATTCCTATCTTCTGATCCGCATATATTTTGTTATCGCCTGTTGTACAAAATCCGCTAACTGGATAGTTATATGCGTCATACATTGTAATTCCAACTCCTGTAACAGAGGTTCCAGCACCAGCTAAAAATATACTAGGAGTATCTAAATCATCCGTAATAAAATCTCCTGTTTGAATACCAGCGGTTGCACCAGCAACAACTACAGTTTCTCCAGATCCATTAATAAATGTTGTAAGTCCAGTTAACTCTGCTGCGTTTTCATCCTTAATAATTAGAGCTGTGCTACCCAAATTAGCATCAGCAGTGTTGATAATCTCTACTACATTTGATCCATAATCTCTATTTTTGGGAAACTTATAGAACTTTGCTCCGTAGTATCCTATGAATCTAAATGTGCTTGGATCTTTTGTTACTTCAAATACATTTACTTCTTGGTTTGGATTTCCGTAAATGTTCATGTTAGTAGAGTCCACTTGTTGCCATACAAGATCACTTCTACATCCATGAGATATTCTATTAAGATATGCCTGTTGTACAGCAGTAATCTTTTGATTAATTGGAGGTAACAGTGGTTGAATTTTACTATCAATTTTATTGATTACTTCGTCATATTCGTCAATGACGGCATCAATTATAGCCAACTGTTCTGTGAGGGCAGTGGACTCTTTCTTAGTAGTCTCTCTATTCTCTCTTAGTCTTTTGGCAATGTCCTGTGGATCTACTGTCATTCTTCAGCTCCTTCATATTCTACTACCAGTTTCTTTACATCTTTGCGTTCAGCATATACTGTGTAACTGCAATGAATGTAATGGGTGTTAAACTCGTGAGGATTAACCAGTATAGAAATCCTATCTTTCATTTTGGCAACATTATAACATAGATTTTGATGTTTTCCGATAGGAGTTAGTTGCACTGTGATAGAATCCTCATCTACAAGATCTTTCCAGTAGTATGGTAATTCTATCTCATTATCACCTTTTAGAATTCCTCTTACATATACACCTATTTCTGGGCCCTCTAAACAGGCATGAGCAAGACGATGCGGAAATTCTTTTGATGGGTGTGGTATATCAAATTTTTTAAATGGTGCAGCAACAGTAGTAAATGCTCCATGACCAGCACTTACACTGGTAAAACTTGCTCTACTTGAACCAATAATAGGGCCAGCACATACAATACCAGAAGATACAATTAACTTTCCGTTGACAGTTACAAGTCCATTAAATGTTGATGGGGCATTTCCTAAGTTTAAAGCATTCTTAGTATTAACACCGTTAGTTATACTTGCAGAGTTTCTAATTGTAACTCCAAACTTGGTACACAAACCTGTAAAATTACTAACTGCAATAACATTTAAGACACCAAAGTAATTAGATATACCATGAACCTGTAAAGATAATGGTGATGGTATATTCATAGGAGGCCCTATCATCACCGCAGCGAGAGGAACGCCTGGGTTAGGAACTAATCCAAAGTAACATGGGCCATTGGCAACCAATGTGCCTGGGAACACCTTTGGTATGCCTGGAAGAAAAGATAGATCTAATGCTCCGATGACTTGTTTGTCACCGACCACTGATATCGAAGATTGTGCTGGCATTATAGGAAATCCTTAAATCTACCGAAGGCTGTCATTATCTTTCCTAAGAAACCACCCTTAAGTGAATCAGTTGAAGTTCCAGATTCATTTGTAGATCCACCCTCTGTTTCTACAAAATTGGCACCCATAGATAATCTTTGAGTTGCCAGTAAATTACCAGTAGTTCCTTTTAAATTTAAAATAGAACAATCTAAACTGATATGTTTATCCGAAACCATAGTTAATTCTTCATTGGCTCTAAATCTTATATTTCTACCCTTCAATACTATATCACCATCTTGAGCTTCTA